CAACTCCAGGGTAAAGGTGTTGGACACCTGGGTATAAACTTTCGTCTGCAATGCCATGGTCATCCCCCGATCCAGAAGCAGCCAATGCGGTCTGCTCCGTATTTTTCAAATCTGGCCTTTCCACCAATGATGAGGAAGGTGTTGGCGTGGAGGTTGGTTGCCTGCACTCCCTGGTTATTCGCCACCAGCACTTGTGTACCGCTGCGGCTCACCGCCATGCCGTCCTCGGTGACCTGGGTGGTCATTTCGCTGCCAGTCTTGTTCACCGTCAGCCCCTCGTCGTCAAAGGTGAACCCAGTTTTGGTGGTCACCGTCTCCACGCCCTGGGACAACTTTTTCTCAATGGCGATTTCCACTTGGTCGGAAGTAACGGAAAGCCCTACACGCTCCGTGAGTTCTTGAATGGATTGGTTGACCGAATCCAGAGACTCATTGGTATTCTCCTCCAACCGATCCAAACCCGAAGAGATCACACTTGTCCTATTTTGGACCATCAATGTGATTTCACTTGCGGTCTTCGTAATCTCTGCACGTGCCCTTCCAAGCTCCCTCCTCATTTCGGCGGTAATTGGCCCATCTTCTGGGTATTTCTCATCAATCATCCGCTCGCCTGGACAAGACAAGTTCGGGAAGCCGTACCCATCATCCTCGATTCGGAAGATAATACCTTGAAGCTCGCCAAAGTCAACGGCATCCCCCAACTCAGCTGCAGGATCAAGCCCAGCAGCCGAACAAGAGTAAGCCTGATACTCTATTCCAGACAAGCGTCCAAGAATATCAGTAGCCATCTCCTCAGTGGCCGTAAAGCACGTTCCTTTGATTTCGGTTCCTGTATCGTCCCCAGCGGTATCTCCGTTGGATTGGTCCCGCATAAGCGTTACACGACTCACCGGAGGCCTGTTTCCGTTGTCTACCAGAGACGTGTAGTCTCCTTCCTTTACCGTCGTCTGATCCCGGTCTCCGTACATACGGACCAGCAACAGCTTTCCTTCCGGCGTGATAATGATATTCCCGCCGTGAGCCGTGGCCACATACTGCCAAAGGTTTCGGATGGTGTACCCTTCCGTTGGGTAGTCCAGAGCGTAGGTCGATTCAAACTTACTTCGTGGATCAATTTCCACGCCTACAATCTGGGCCGTCAGCTCCATGACCCTGTTCATAGGCATAGGGAATTCTTCACCATCCTCAGGAATCCACGGGATGTTCGCCTTGCGCATGGCGTCCACGGCCTCCACGGTCCACAAACCATCCTCAACGTCTGCGGTGTTGACAAAAAAAACGCCGGCAGGGAGCCACTCACTGATCTGCACACCGTTTTCCAGACGTACAAATCGCTCAATCTTCTGTCCGGAAACAATGGAATCCGTATAGACCTCGTAGTGCAATGAGGCACTTTGAGCGTTGCCAATACTCAAATTTTCAAACAGCGCATGGGTAACGCTGTGATCTGATTCGGTATTTTCCCCCATCTCTACACCGTCAACAGAGAACTTATATACTCGGGACGTTCCAGGCGTGGCCAGGAGTGTTCTCCAAAGTTCACTCGTCTGCTGCATTTTTATACCTCCGTGGCTGTAAATGAAGCACCTTCCCAGATGCCAGTTTCGTTCTTCACCTGGACCATCGTGGCACTCAGAGATGACGAATAAAAGATACCAGTCTTTACGCCGTGCAAGTCTGCATAGGTCATCTGGTAGGTGTTCTCGCTGATGTCCGTGTCCAGCTGTGCAAGTTCAGCCTGCGGGATGGAAACAAGGTTGTATTTCAGGCTTCTCTTTTCTGCCACCTTCGTGCGGCGCATGGTACCATTTTTTATTCGGCCAGAGTTTGGGCTATCCAGGTCATTCCTCGACCATGAATACCCCTTCCGCTCCACATATTTGGAGTAGTCGTGGCCGTTGATTTTCAATACTTCCATGTTCGTTCACCTCACACAATCAGAACCGGGGCGCCGCTGGCCCTGGTCATGTCATTGATGTGCTTAACCTGGTTTCTGGCCAGCACTTTACCATCCAGCTTCAGAACCACCTCAGTTGCCCCGCCAACGCCAGCCTCCTGCAGCGCCTCTAAAAGGGCCTGCTTCATGGTGGAAAGCGGAGAGACAACCTCTGTTTCCGTCTTATTGTCACCCAAAATAGCAGCAAACTCCTTGTTGGGCGGCACAACGGAGCCGGTGGCAAGCCTTGGCAGCCTGACCTCTGGTACCCTTCCAATGCTAATTCCAAATCTGCGACCGCCGATACCAGGTACCCAGTCAGGAATTGAAAAATTCAGGGTATTCAGGCCAGAAATGATGGAGTTGATACCCCGCACAAAGAAGTTGATGAAGTTCTCTGCCATGGTCAAAACAAAGTTGAACGCACCTTTGAAGATGTTTTTGAATCCGTCCATAACAGAGCTAAAGTCACCTGTGAAGATGCCTTTGACGATTTGATAAAAGCCCTTTACGACGGTAACAACTGAGTTCACCGCATCAGACACAAAGCGAACCAGACCAAAGAAGCCGTCTATGACTCCCTCCAGAACACCTACAATACCAGGGCCAAAACTGTCCACAAACCATCCAACCATAGGGAGAATGAAGTTGTTCAGCACTGCCAGGGCCGTCTCTCCCAGAATTGCTGCAAATTCCAGGACGTTCTCCACCAAAGGATGCAAGGATTCATCCCAAACCTGGCTGAATTTGTCCATAGCATAGTCAAGGACAGGAGAAACGATAGTGTTCCATACATTTTGGAGAAATTCTCCCACCTTTTTGATGGCCTCGTTGATGCCATCGAAAATCGGCTGTCCGTGTTCCTCCCACACTCCTATCACGCTATCCCACGTATCGCTCCAAACATCAAAAATCAGCTCCATAGCCGGAACAACCGCATCCATCCAAATCATGTCAAAGATCTCTTTGACCGCCTGAAAAAGCACACCCAGTGTCTTGTACCATTCCGTGTATACCTGCGTCCAGAATGGGAGAATATCGGTGGTCATCTTCTGAAGCACGGGAAATATCAAGGTGGTCCAAGAGGTCTGGAGTACCATTCCAACGCTGTCCATTACCCCGCCAACAACGGTTCCAATGGTAACGACGGCAGTCTGGAAGAACGTGGTCAGATCGCCCTGAATCCATGCAAGGATTGGCGTGGACAGGGTTTGTACATCCTGCCAGGCAGTCTGAAATGCTCCGACAATGCGGCCAGCACCGGACTCGATGGACAAGAAGGCGGTGTCGAATGCCGATCGGAAGGGAGACAATGCAGCTGTCACCTTGTCCAGCAGGCCGGGCATAGCAGCCACACCAGCCGAGGCCTGGCCCACTCCAGGCAGCGAGATTCCACCTCCTGACGCACCAGCACCGCCAGCAGACCCTCCGCCCCCTCCACCGCTGCTGGATGACGTGTCGTCTGCCAAGCGGTTGATCTGGTCAAAGGATGCCAGACTTTTGGCCTGCTCCTTGTTGGTTGCCTTTGTGGCATTGGTCAGGGCGTTTTGGTTGTCCACAGCTTCAGAGATGCCGCTGGACACGCCGGACACCGCCGCCTGGGTCTGCTGAACCTGCTGCACCTCTCCGCCAAAAATTCCGGCAATCACCGAAGCAAAGGCCGTTGCCATGGAGATAAGCGCAGAAACGATGCTGTTGAGGGTTTTTACCAGGGGCAAAAGGATGGTGGTCATGGCCTGCCCAATAATGCTCATGAACTCCTGCCACTGCATGGACAGGATTCGGGTCTGGTTTGCCCAGCTGTCCTGGGTACGAACAAAATCACCGGATGCAAGAGCCAGAGCGTCGGTGACATAGGCATAGCGCAAAGCCACCTGCTCTGCCTGGGTCATGCTCTGGATGTTGCTGTTCATCCCGTGCTGCATGGCGTAGTTCTGGAGATTGACCTGGGTCATGACCACGCCCAACTCCTTGAGCGTTTCAGTTTCTCCTGTGAACACGGATTGCAGTTTATAGGCTGCATCCTCCTGAGACAGGTTATAGAATGAAGCCACATCGGCGGACAGGCCAGTCAGGGCGATGGACATATTGGAGGCCTCGTCCATGGCAACACCCATGCCACGTGCCATAGCCATGTAATTGGATGCTGTTTTCTTTGCCGCAAGGGTGGACATACCAAAGTTTTCGATTGCGGAAGCGGCAAACTCCTCGACCTTGTACGCCATCTCACCAAAAGCTACATTTACAACATTCTGTACCTCTGCGACATCGCTTCCCAGCTCGATGCAGGCCTTTCCGAAACTGACAACCTGACCCACAGCAAAGGCCCCGGCAATCAACTTACCAATGCCGGCGAGGGACGATTTCAGGCCTGAAAAACTTTTGTCAATGTTCTTCACGCCTTTTTCAAACCCGCTGTTATCCAGCGAGGTATCAATGGTTACTTTCCCGTCTGCCAATCTCTCACCTCCCGTCTATCAGTGCGTTAATACGGTCTACCTCCGCCTGTTCCTCCTCAGTCCTCTTTTTCATCGGGATGATCTTCCGCTTGTTTCTGGCCAGGAACTCCTGCTCCCACTTCTCCAGCTTCTTTCCACGAGTCAGCTTGTCCCGGATGGAAACAGCGGTGGAGAGCTGCCCCTCTCCGATGGAGGAGAACAAACCGATGAACGTCCACCAGTGCAGCGGCTCCGGTCCACGGATTTCCCGTCCAGCAACTTTGTTGATGTCAGCGGCAATCATGTTCTCGTCGTGATCCCAGTAAATCAGCCTGGGGGAAGGCCTGCCGTCATCTTCTTCCCCGCAGGCAATGAACCACATCATCTGCTTGGCCGCCTCCTCGTAGAGGGGCTGCGGCATGGACCCAAAGTCCACATAAAAGAGGGACAGCGCAACAAATACACGCACCTGTGGATGCATACTCTCATCCTGCAGGCGGCGGATGATGTCCAGAATGGTTCGGTATTCTGTGCGTATCTCCCAGTTCCTGCTTCCAACCTCCAGGGTGTGTGGGATGCGGTAGCTCATTGCTGGATCTCAGACAAAGCCTGGACGGCTTCCAGTTTTGCATACTCCTTCACGCCCTCCTGGATGATGGGAGTGAGGCAATCAAAAAAGTTCTTGATCGCCATATTCCCGCCATCGGTGGGGGAGATGACACTTGTCCCACCGAACACAGCGTCCATATCAGCGCCGCCGAACACCTCAGACAGCATGGATTTGACCTGCTTGTCATACTGGGTGGTCAACGTCAGCAGATCTGCCGTGTCGGAGCATTGCGAACGTTTCTCCGAAAAGTCGGATTCGATGCGCTCCACCTCGCTCTGGAGGTCAGAAAACCGGCTGTACAGATTGGGGTCGGCAGGATTAAACCGCACAGGGACCCCATTGATAATGAACTCCTTTACGCCGGTATCAAAAGACAGAATTTCAGCCATTTCATTTCCTCCTGAAAAAATACCGGGTGGGCAGATGCCCACCCGGTTTGATTAGCCTGCACCAGCAGGGGTGAAGGTTTTTGTGGAGATGTTGAAGGTTCCGGCAGTCTTGACACCGGTATAGTGGAGGTTGAAGGGGATTTGATAGCCCGTGGTGTCTCCACCGTAGCTGACTACCTCGATCATGACCTCCTCCTTCACAGCGGGGTAGCTGTTCTCGGGAGAAGCCTCCTCCCACAGCTTCACATCCACCACGTCCGCCTTCAGGTCATCCAGCACAAGATCATTGTCGATGATTTCCTGGAGCCGCTCATACAGCTTAGTGCCGCTGTCAGCGTAGTAAGGCTCTACGGATGCGGTCTTGGTATAAGAAGAAATCTTGATGGACGTCTCGCCCAGAATGTTCTTGGTAGACTCCACCTCTGCGGACAGCTCAGGGGAGAACTCCTCCAAATCGCTGCCCAGTCGCTCATATACAGCGGTTGAACCAGTTTTGTCCACGTTAATAAAGTGGGCAAGCAGTTTTCTCGCAATTTTTGCCACTTATTTCACCTCAAATCGTTTTCTAAAATTGACAGAGAGCTGCACCATATAAGTGGCAGTCCCCTGCTCATCAGCGGCGTACAGTACGCCATTTTCAGCCTTAACAGACAGTGTCTCATCTCCAAATTTCGGAGTCGCCCCCAGAATTCCCTGGGCCTGCACCCACTCCTGGAAGTCCATGATCCAATCGGCATTGACCGTTGCCCCGACGTCGTCCCCCGGGGCCTTGAGAAACACATAATAGAGCCCGAAGTTATATCGGTTCTCCACCTCTACATTCCCCAGAATGTCCTCTTTCCGGCTCACCTCCAACAGGCCAGATGGGAAGATCCCGCCGTTGGATGGGATTTGGTCCGTGAAGTCACACTGAAAGGCGCTCAAAATGTCATAGCCCGGGTATGTGGCAATCCAAGCCCGGATGGTCTCCAACGGTGTCATCTGCCACCCCTCCTGTCGATGTAGTTTTGCAGCTCTTTGGCCATGACCTTTCCCTCGGCGGCCGTCAGGTGTCTATCCCAATACGGTCCCGCCTGAGGATTCTTGGTCTTGGAGTAGCTCAGTGGCGTATTCACCACGTGCTTTGTCTCCCCTTTTCTGGCCCAGGGGCTCCCCGTGACATCGCTGACCATCAGTTTCCCGTGGTACAGGAATTTTGCATAGGGCGTGTCCGTCACAATGAGGGGCTTGTTGATGTCGGTCTGGGCCACCGTCACCTTGATCGTCATGCCGGACTGATAGGGCATATATCGGATGATGCGCCGGAGCACCGTGGAGGTCCAGAACTTTTGGACCTGGCCGGATTGATCAAGCCCAATTCGCTTGACAATCTGGGCGGGGGGCTTCATCTTCACCGTAGCTTTCATCCCCCCGCCTCCGTATGCACGATCTCCCCGGCCCATCGCTTCACGTCCACATACTGCACCACCACGAGGCCCGGTACCTTTGCAGGAATCAGAGCAGCCCAGTCCTCACGGTTACGGCACTCAGGGCCCTCTCCGTGGACAACCTTATCACCGACGGAGACTGACACCGTAGAGCCAGGGAGAACCAGCAGAAAACTGCTGGCCTCCCGGCTGCCGGTCTTATCCACACTCTGAACTTTCTTGTGGTCCAGAAATGCGTCATGCCTCACTGTCCTAGTGCACGACTGTCCATCCATGTGGTAAATGGTCACAGTCTGATTGCACAGCGCATAGGAAACAGGAGGGCGTGGTTTCAGCAGAAGCATCATCCACACCCCCTGTATATGTCGAGGTACTGCCGGGCGGCGTTGTATACGTTCCGGGCGTACTGCTTTTCGGAGTACTCCACACCGGGCAGTACGGAGTAGCTGGTGGAGACACTGCCGATGGAGGCAGATGACGCAACGGCAGACAGCTTTACAGCACGGTCATAGATGACTTCCGCCATTGCACATACAGCCATGCTCTCAGCATCGATGGATTGTGCGGGTGCGGTGACCGTGTACTCCCTTTTATACTTGGCAAGCAGTGCAGATGCTTCACGTTCTGCGGCGGGCCATACTTCAATAGGGATTGCAACGCCGAAATACTCTCCGGTATAAAAGCTATAATCTACCATTGGCGGCTCCTTTCAATCAGCCCCCGGCGTTCTTCTTGATCTGGAGGATTTTCTTCTTGGTGACCGCGTGGGCGTACACCCTGCGGCCCTGGACGGCGGATGCACCGATATAGGTACCGGAACCGTTGATGTCCTGGAGATGCACAGGCACTGCCCACTCATTGACACGGGTGCACCAGTCGGGGTGACCGGCGATAAAGTCCGTGGTGGCGGACAGGGTGGCGTCCTCAAAGACGTTGAAGCCGGCGATGCGGCCCTGTGCACCGGTCTGCACCACGGCATCACCCAGCGCACTGGCCCGGATAAACTCAGGGGACTTGAGCACCAGGGCGTAGACTTCGGGAGAAACCAGAAGCCAGCGGCGGTTATCGTTGGGCACGTGGGCCTTGCTCAGGGCGGTTCGGACATCCACGATAGCGCCGTAGATGGTGTCCTTATCCAGAGCAGTGGTGTCACCGAAGGTGGTGGCCTGGGCCTCCAGAACGGCGGTGGCATCCTTCTCCATTTGCAGCGCCAGGGAATAGGCGGCAGAATCCAGCCGATCCGCCACCAGGTCATCGGGAACAGACTCGGCATCGTAGCCGTCGATGATCTCGTTGACAGCCTTGTCCTTGTCCACGGTCACATCGATGTAGGAGGTGTCGCCATGGGTGGCAGATGCACCGGTCTGCTTGTTGTAGTCCGAAACAGCCACCTCGGTATCACGAACGGGCACCTTCACCTTTCCGGCCTTGGGGTTGCCCTCATATCGGTTATTGAAAATCACGCCGTCTTTCTTGACCAGCGTGGCTCGCAGCTTGATATCCACCAGCTGGGAATATCTCTCTTGCAGCTCATGTGCCATAGTTACGTATCATCCTTTCTCATTTCAAGTTCAGGCCAGGGTTCAGGGCGGCAAAGGCAGCCTCGACCCCAGTCGTGGTGCCTCCCATGCTCTGGCTTCCTGTTCCAGGAGCATAGGGGGGCGGGGTTTTGTTGTCATCCTCAAACAGATAGGAGTTTCCTTCCCGAATGTTGGCCAGGGCGGTCTTGATGTCTTCTGCCTGATTCTTGGACTGCTTCAGTGCGGACACATCCAGCAGGGCAGTGATTGCCTTTGCGTTGCGCCCCTTTGCGGCGTTGATGGCGTCCTTGAGAACCCCATCGAACTCCATATCGGAAATGCGCTGGGCGGCGTCCCGCTCAGCCTTCTCAGCCTTGGCTTTCCAGTCATCAGCAGCCTTTCTCACGCCGTCGATGTCCATGTTTTTGAACTCCTCAATGGCCTTGTTGGCCTCGCCGAGCTGCCCCTTCACCGTCTTGAGTTCCGTGTTCTTGGCGTCAAAGTCCGCCTTTGCCACAAAGCCCTTGCCGATTTCAGCGCTCACCCGCTTGTCGATCTCCTCGGTGTAGCTATCACCCAGGATCTCCTTCAGCCATTCCAACATATTGACCTTCCTTTCCTTTACCGCTGTCCTTTTTGTGGGGCCAGTCCCCCTCTTGCGGCGCCCGTTTTGTAGTCCCCTGGGCCGGGGGTATTTGGGTATAAAAAGAGCCCGCCTCGGCCTCATGAAGCCAGGGTGGGCATGAAAAAGCACGGCGTATGCGCACCGTGCTTTTGAATGTATCTGATTGAATTCCGCATCAGATCAGATCGATACTCTTAATTTCATCAACAAAGAGTTCCGTATGATCAATCGTGATACTCTCCGGGTCCGGTTCATTGTCCAGAGCAGAGGTGTAGTCATACGCCAGCCCCTCAAAAGCGGAACCGTCGTTCAGAGTAATGCGAACATTTTTCCCATGAGCCTCTTTGAGCGTCATTATTCTTTTACCTCCTTTGCTGGTACAACATGTGTTCCACGTTTCCCGTAATGAATGGAAAATCGGTGCGTTGGTGTAGATTCCCCGGTATCAGGATCAACAACTACGCCAATGATATGATCGGCAGTAATGTGCTCTTTATTCGTCCAGTTCCCATTCCGATCCATCTTCGGTTCACCTGTACCACTATACTTGTCAACCAGCTTTTGCGCATCTTCCAGAGTTCCATACAAGAAACTGCGGTTTCCAATGTCCCGTCCATCCTCCTTGATGTGTTTGAGCTGGTTCCCTCGATTCAGCGTTTTAGGCATATCTGCAGAACGGATTACATCAAGTGCCGCCTGTTTTTTCTTATTGTACTCCATTTTCTGCTTTCTTGCAAGGTACGAAGCCCTTGCCGCCTGACTTCTTCCCCAGCCAACAGTCTCCAGCCGCTGCGTCCGGCTCTTGAAGCCCATGGCCTTGTTGTACCTGGCGTACTCCTGGTTCAGCCGGGTGAGTTTGATGCTGTCGATGATCTGCTGCTCCTCGTCCCCCGCCGCCTCATCCATGAGCACCCGGCGCTTCTGGGTACGGATATTCCGCTCGATGCGGTTTTGGTACTGGGTGGCCTCATAGCCGGTCATGTGCCGTCCTTCCCAGGTCACTCCCCGGGCGTTCTCCTCCCGGAAGCTGGCCAACTCCTCCTCGGTGTACTGTGGGATGCTGACCCCAAGGATGATGGGCATGGCCACATGGCCGCAGTTGAGCGTACCGATGCGGCGGGCAAGGCTCTCATTCAGCCGGGAATATTCCGCATCGCTGTACTGACGTCCCTGAATTGGTTCGTGGTCTGGTGCGCTATTGGCGTGGGCACTGATCTCCCACCCATCGCACCCCAGGTCGTCGTGGTCTTGCTGGATCACCTGCTCCACCAGCAGGCCCATGCCACCCATCAGGTTTCGCCGGACAGCCGCTCCCAGTTCGGTGGTCACCCCGCTGGCGTAGTCGATGGACACAATTCCCCGGCTGGCCAGCTTGCGGGTGGCCTGTCTGGCTGCCTCTTGATAGCTGGTGGCTCCGGTGGCCACCAGCTTCACCGCCTCGTCCATGCACTCCTGGTACACCTGCTGCAGCGGCTCAGCCTTGCCAGTGATGGGGGACACCATCCCGGCGGTCTGGGTGATATTGCGCAGCTCCTCCCCAGCCAGCCCCACAGCGGCCCTTGTCAGGCGCTCCAGGGTTGCCCTTCCCGCATCCGATATCGCAGCCCCAACCCTGGCGAAATCGTCCTCCTGCGCCATCTGTGCGGCCTCCTGGAAGAGGTTCTCCACCTCACTGTTGGACAGCCCAAGCTGTTTGGCCAGGAAGTCCTCCAGGTCCTTCTTGGCGGCGCCCAGGGCCTCCGCCCGGTATATCTCATAGGCGGCGGTGCTGGTCATCTTACCGGCCCCGGCCACCCGCTCTGTGATGTCACGCAGCAGCCAGTCGATGACCGGCTGGGCGATCTCCTCAGACGCCGCCCGGAATCCTGCAATCTGATCAGGGGTCAAAGCCATGGCCTACACCACCTCACACATCCATCATGGATTCCAGCGCTGGCATATATTTCTCCCTGATTTTCTCGAGGTCTGCCGGTGTTTCAGTAGGCACACCGAAATACCAGCCCACAGCGATTTCAGGGCGGAGAAGCCCAGCGGCCACCATAGCCTTGTAATCCGTCCATGTCTTGCTCTCGTCATAGAGAACCCCGTTCCCCCAGTCGATGATGGCAGCATCCTCTTTCAGGTCAACAGCCCCCTGGATGCGGTACAATCGTCCCAGCGTACCGCACAGAACCAGAGCCCGCCTTACCGCATTCTCCCACATTCGCTGGAAGTCGATGATGGTCAGGTTGTAGTCTCCGGCGCTGGAGGTCACCTCTGTGGCCGTGCGCTCGGCGCTCTCTACCTCGCTCAGCAGACCTCTCTTAAGGCCAATGATCCCCTCCACGTTGCGCAGGTACTCGGTCTTTCTGGCCAGGAAGGACTGCTCTCGCAGGGTCGGAGAAAAGATGGTGATTCCAACATCCTCCGGGTTATCATCTAGCCCGACAAACACATCATCAGCAAGTACAAGCTCCTTACCGTCATCCCTGCGCTTCAACATATCGGAAGAAACCACCAGGCGGCTCTTCCCACGCTCAAACTCCCCGGACAACTCTGCTTCATTGCGGTTGATGTTGTGGATCAGCCCAACCGCTGCCGCAAACACGCTGACCGGGTCCGTGCTGCCGTCCACACAGTTTGGAACCGGGCACCGCAGAGGAGCCAACCCAAGGCCGATTGGCTCGGTATATGTATACGTTTCCGGCAAGGCTGCGTACCGTGGAACACTCTGTAACGACACAGGCCGCCCCAGATTGTCCCCGCTGCTGGACCGATACAGCTTGTTTCGGATGGTCAGAAGCCCATCCGGGCCAATCGTACGCCGCTCCAGAAGGGTGAAGTAGATATTCCCGACAATGGTACGCTCTGCACAGCCGATGTCAGTTGGGTTTCCCTCCACATCCTTCCCGAAAACAAGAAGTTTGTCTCTGGAAACACAGGAAAAGACGAACCTGTCACCCATGGGGAACGGCTTGATGTACGCCAGGCCTCCAATCAGGGCATCGTGCATAGCCCTGGTAGAAATCCGGTCAAGCCCACGAAGCACCATGGATGCGAAATCGTTATCCCCCTTTGCTGAGTATTCGGCAAATGCTGTTTTGGTAATCTTGTTCACCACTGCATAGGGAATCATTTGGCACGGATCTTCCTGCTTCGTCCTGTCACGTCGATAAAACAGGTCAAACCACTCGCTTACAGCATCCTGCATCTGGCTGGATGAACAGTCACAGGCACCAAAAGCAGCCTCATACCCATATTTTTTGCTTGTAATGGTGCTGAACACGCTCACTTCCCCACCTCGTTCCTGATAATGACACGTCTGCGAAGGGCAAACTCCAGCCCATCCACATAGGCATTCAGTCGCTCCAGCTCCGCCTGCTGTTTCTCCAGCTTTTTATGGAGAACATGATTCTCTCTGAGCACAGTCTCCTTTGCCCATCCCGGCAGGAACGTGAGCAGAAACCACTCTTTCAGCTTTCTCATTGCCCTCTTCTCCTCCAAATTTGCTCAGTTGCATATCGACAGGCATCAATGTGATGGTTGTCCCGGTCGGGGTACCCGCTGATGACCTCCCCATCCTTGCTCCGCTCATACTCATAGGAGGTAAACTCCTCCGCTGTATGAGGGCACCGCTTCGGGTCAATCACGATTTTGACCAGAGACTGGAACCACTTCATGGAATACTCCACGCTACCTGGACCCTTGGCAGCTCCACGGCAGTCAAACCCATAGGAACGATAGTCCCCCACGCTCTTGGGCTCTGCGCTGTCCGCCGTAATTCGATCATCGAATGTGATCCCATGGGAAAGCAGTAGATCCGCCGTCTCCCGGTTTCCCTTCTTGTTGGCCTGCAGCTCATCGAAGATATACAGTACCCGCCTGGCCGCATCGAAGTGCATCCGATTAAATGCCCATGGGTCTGGATAGTAGCCCCAGTCCAATCCATTGAGGACTCTGTCAAAGGTCTTGATTTGCTCATCCGTGATTTCTTCCAGCACCACGTTTTCAAAGACCAGTCCTCCGTCTCCGTTTGGCACACCCAGATACTCATGCTCATAGGCCGCTGGGTTGATCTTCTTCAGGTATTCTGCTTCATCCAGAAACGCCTTTCCAAGCCAACCTGGCGGAACACTGAGGTATGTGGAATGGGTCACCAGCCGGTTTTCCTTCGGCTGCACAAGGTACTTGTTGGCCCAGTTGCTTTTCGACTTTGGCGGGTTGAATGACTTGAAGATATAGGCATCGTCTCCGCCACGGATGACTGACTGCTGAATATTTCGGCACTCAGCATCACCGCTGAACTGATCCAGCTCCTCAAACCACAGGATTCCGATGTATCCAAATTTCGGCCGGATTGATTTGATCTTGATGGGGTCATCCGCACCACGGAAATAGATTTTCTGGCCCGTTGGCTTGTATGTGATCTCCAGAGGAGAAACCTTGGATTCAAAGTCAGCCCCCAGCCCCAGAGCATCAATAGCCCATAGGATTTGAGCGTGCACGCTGTCCCGCATGGTGTTACCAACCTTACGGCAGCAGACTGCATGGAGCTGCGGGTTGTTAACCACCAGCGACGGAATCTCCAGGGATATGAAGGAGGACTTTGTAGACCCTCGCCCACCGTCCAGGACATACTCGGTATGCCCACGCTCCAGAATGTCCCGGTGAACATCGACAAAGGAAGATGTCACAAGTCTGGCGGGTATCTCAAATGGAGCAGAAACCTTCTGTGCCTTTCGTTGCTCTGCCAGGGTGAACTTGTCAATCAGCGTACCCATTGCCGTGGTGATCTGCGAGGGGCTCGCCTCATTCAATCGCTCCTGGTCATTCAGGGCTGTGAGGCCCTTATCAATAATCTGGCACACCACATCTCTTTTCCCATCCATGTAGTCCAGGATATCCTTGGTGTTTTCATCCCTTTTTTGGGTGAGCATAGCCGCAGTTTCTGCATTCCCATGCACTAACTTCTTCACCGTGTTTGGAGAAACGCCATTCATTTTCGCAGTGGCGGTGTAATTTTCAGTCTGGACATAGTCCGCAATGATTTTCTTCTTCCGCCGATCCGTCAGCCTTGAAGCCATCCAGCCCCCCTCGCTTTTTCAACATAAGATATAAAAATAGCGAACCGGAGGCCACGGCTTTTCTCATTCAGCCTGGCCTCCGGTTCGCTACTCTACCAAGGAGATATACCCATCGACATACACCTACAATACCATTGTAAAGCATATTGAGAAACATAGGAAACATCTTCGAAAACTGATTCATCCATGCTGTTTCAAGTATCTGTAACAAATCATCTTCACATTCCCGGCATTGTTACCCCCGCCGATACGGCACGCCACCGTTTCCCACGGCAGCCCATCCACAAAGCGATATGTGAAGATCTGCCGGGTTAGACTATCATCAATACCGGCTATGTACCGCTCCAGCCTGTTCCTTTCATAGAGACACTGCTGATGCTTGGCCAGGATGATCCCCCGAAGATCCGCAATTTCCGCCGCACATTCGCCCACCTTGTCCTTGGTGCCTTGGACGTGAGGCATATCGGTTATGACCTGTGCCCCAGGCTGTGCCCTGGCCTCTAGGTTTCTGAGCCTCAGCCGGTCCATTTCGATTTCCCGGTTCAGGTGGTACAGCTGTGATAGCTCTTTGATGGTCATGGTGCCGTCATACGACATGACGCATCCTCCTCTCAAGCCATGCCGCCCATGCCCTACACCGTTCTGGTGCGCCTGGATTTGAGGCCAAAGCAGGATTGAACTCCACACGCTGAAACCCGATGCAGTCACAGAAATAGAACCCCGGTGCCATTCCCGGCCCCTCCACGACCTCCACCACGTCTGACACGGAAAGGGAGTGGCCTTCGAAATCTAGTGGGTGCTCCGTGTTGAACATGCGGTAGACACCTTCCAGGTCTCCCGCTTCCTCGAAAGCCTTTTGAACCCACTTGCCGATCTCGCGTCCGTAAGGCGGATTCCAAAATACCGCGCCGCCGCGATCCCAGCTTTGTGAAAGCCCATCCGTTTCCGGCGTGTAATACAAAGAGCATTTCGCCGTCTTGTCGGTCGCCGCCGGATCAAGCACGAAGCCGAATTCGGCGTTCAGCTTGTCGAAGAAGTCTTGCGGCGTACACCAGCACATATTTTTAGAGGATAGAAGCGCCGCGTTCATTCGTCCTCCACCTCGCTTCCTGTAACCTTTTTCGTTTTGCCCTCTGTGAAGGCTTTTACCGCCTTCGCCTTGCTGGTGAATATGTCCTTCGTTTCAATGCCGCACTTCGGGCAATATACGAAATATTCCTTGTTCTGCTTGTTCTCGTATACTCGCGCGTTACTGTTTTCGCCTTCGCAAAACGGGCATTTCATAGGCGTTTCCGTGAAAAGTCGCTTTTCTTCCGGCGCGTCGTCCGTTTCCGGCTTTTCGTCGGCGAATACGCGGACAACCGCCGCCACCTGTTCAAAGTCCAGATAAACGGGCTTGTTTTCCGTGATCCCTTCAATGTTGTATCCGGTCGCCTGTCCGAAGCCGTTTTGCTGGATCGTAAACTTGTCGCACTTGATAGCGAATTCCGAACCGTTCTTCAAGATAACGCGGATCGTCATTTTAGGCATTGTCCGCCACCTCGCTTTCGTCTCGCCGTCCCGCTCCGCACGGGACCGTCATCACCGTGGCCAGTACCGCCAGCACATGGTGGGCTGGCACCCCCAGCCGTTGCTCATACCCCCGGATGAGGGCCTCCAGGGCATCCAGGGCCGCCGCCGTGCTGGAAAAGTCAAGTTGCACGTCGTATTGATCTGTGCCGGCTGTTTTAGATACTGACACGGTTGCGGAACCTTCTTTCGTTCGATTCTCACCGTGGTAAATGTACTTGTTCATACCTGTATCTCGACTCCCTTCTTGGATTTTCTCAAAACCATATATACCCACCCTTATAGCCAGCGAACGTGCCAACAACAAGGAAAGTCAACAAGAGAACATCTCCGCACAAATTCCCAATCGTTTGGCATTCTAAACTTCCACAAACACCATAGGCACTGAGGAAGCACAGCCCGAAAACCCACCCGCATATGCGCTTCTTGGTCTTAACCTTCAACTGCATCCCCCTCCTCGAAATGCAGGGAATACCGTTTCACGTGGCAGGTCTCACCGTACCTGTTTTTGACAGCTTCCGTGGTGCTGCATATGGGGTATCCCTGTTGCTTCAGATCTGCAATCCTGGCAGCCAAGCGCATCACACCAAGGTCTTGAATGGCATCAATCTGAGTGATGCTCCCGAACTGCTCTATATACTCCAGCACCCGCTGGGCCTGGGTCGATTTACTCATACGCTGTCATCTCCTCTGCTGCTGTGCGAGCATCTCAATTTTCTGGCTCCGCATTTTCTCAAAGTCCATCTGCGACGCTGGGTTTTTCGGCGCATGGGACAAGGGAGGGGTTGTTATTGCTGTTGTGGTTGTAGCTGTCGTTGTAGTTGTAGTTGGAGTTGGAGTTGGAGTTGCTGTTGTAGATGTAGATGTAGATGTAGTTGTAGTTGGATAACACCCGTTATCATCCGACATCGGTCGATATCGCTCGTTATCACCTGATATCACATGATATCGCTCGTTATCACCTGATAACATTAACCTCCACGTTTCAAAGTCAGGTGCATCTATCCCATTTTTCTTGCACTCCCGTGTATATACGGCGTACTGCTTTTTCTGAACCTGTGCAAGATACCTTTCGTTGTCCCGGTCGATCATGGGCCGGATGAGATCCCAGGCAACAGCAAGGCCAATGTCATCATCGAAGTTGGGGACAGCTCCAAACTCCCCATATTCCAGAATTGCCTCAAACAGCTGGCCTTTCTGTTCCCTCCCCAGGCGCTTCAGGCAGGGGCGGAGGTCGAAGTACAGCATCACCCCAGGTTTTGGCATCTTCACACCTCCTTGACCATTATTCCATGGACGGACAGCATCAGCTTTCGCTTGATTGCAAACAGTGCATAGGCCTGTCCGTCCTTGTACCCCTTCACATCCTCAACGACGGTCTCCCCGTCCATCTGGTAGCGAAAATCTGCCACGTATGCACACTCCCGCTCCAGCAGCTTGCCCCGCTTGATCTTGCCACGGGCTGTCACTGTGTCCGGAGCGTATTGGGCCGGGATAATCACATATTTGACCTGTCTCTCCAAGCCCGTGATCTCACCGGCCCGCTCCAGGAGTGACAGTTCACACCATCGGCGATACTCCTTGATGGAGTCAAAGGTCAGGCCGTCCCGTGTGATCTTGCGATTGCCGTATTTCACCTTAGGACGGGAGTTCAACGTCATCGTCTTTCAACTCCTCAAAGGCATCTACCTCTCCGCTGGACTGGTATGCCGTGATTTGCCCCTGTGAGGTTCCGGCCTCCCGCTTGGAGTCCCCGAAGTAGACGTGATCTGCCGCCACCTCAGCAGAGCGGCGTTTGTTGCCGTCCCGATCTGTCCAGTCCCGCATCTGGAGACGGCCATCCACTATGGCCATGCGGCCCTTGGAGAGGTACCTGGAGACAAACTCAGCGGTGCTGCGCCATGCCACGCAGTCGATGAAATCCGTCTCCCTGTCTCCGGTGCCTCCCTTGAAATCCCGCTCCACGGCCAGAGAGAACCCAGCCACAGCGGTGCCGCTCTGGGTGTGCCTCAACTCAGGGTCACGGGTGAGACGGCCCATGAGAACGATGTGGTTCAGCACTGTGATGCAGCCCCCTCCACAACTTCCCCAGTCTCCTGGTCAACCACAACCTCCGTGAACTCCGCCTCGATGGTGGTCTCTGCCGGGACATCGTACATATCCGGGGCCAGATCCGTTTTGATGACCTCATCCTGAGCAGCCGCCCGGACGAAATCAGACTTGAGGGGAGCGTACTTCAGCACCCGCTTGAGCACAGTTTTTTTGGCCATCTCCTCGAAGCTGGTTTTCCACGGGGAGTAGTTGCTGGAGTACGCCTTGCTGTACTTGGTGGCGTGGCGGCGTACATCGTCCATGCTCATGACCTCAAATCCATATCCGCCGCTTTTTGTCTTGAAAACGGCATACACCTTGACAGGTTCTCCACGGTCCTTTTCGGCGGGTCTGTGCACCAACTTTGGGTCAAGCCCATATTCGCACTCAAAATGGTCATTTTCGTGCACCACGTGGGCCTGGATGACCTCAACCTCACCGGAGCGATACGCCAAATCAATAAGGCCCTTATATCCAAGCTGGAATTGTGCCTCCAGGACGCCCTTATTTTTGTAGGGGAGCACATACGCCTGCCCAAGTGGGGTATTGACTTCCAGGCCCAACTGGGCACTGGTCATCATCGCACCGATGAAACTCTGGGGCGTACACTGACCCAGGGCCGGATTGACGGAGATCGCAGAGAGCACAATCCGTGTGAATCGCTCCGGGGTGATGACGGAGGGCAGTGCTTTCTTGATCTCCCCCTCCATCCGCTTGATGTACGATTGCATGGTGGGCGCCTTGCCTTTTTCGGCCACACTCTCCACTTTTTTCTGAATCATGCCTGCCATTTTTACAGCCTCCTTAACTTCTTTGTGTCACCCGGAATGTCCGGGTGGTTGTCTCGTTGTAGTATTCGGACAAGTCCACATCGGGGTTGTCCACTGCAAATCGCTTTGCATCAAAGGTGCGCCGGGATGATGTCCTCCAGGAAACACGGAACCCGTCGCACTCACCGCCTCCGGAGTCCCCCATGAAGTCCTTGACCACGTTGCAGCACTGCGCCGCCTCTGCCTCCAGCTCCTTGATCTGCCGCTTGAGTTCCACATATCGGCGCAGGTCAGGGGCGCAGACGGTGATGTCACAGTCCGGCCCATCACTATCAGGGTGCATGGCCAGAATGGCCTCAGAAGTGGCCTGTGAGCCATCCAGAGGGGGTGGAGTGTCGTTCTTCACGTGCTCCATGAACTCGGCCTCTGCGCCCATCAGAGCGTCAATCTCGGCCTGATCCCGCTCGATAGTGAACCACTTGAATTCACGGTTGCCAATCAGGACGGCTAGATACCACCGTTTCTTCCCAGTGATCGCCATATAGTGGACACACTGGACATAGTAGTTTGCCGGATATTCACCGCCCTTGAATTTCTTCAGGTTGATGGAGTCCGTGGACTTGATCTCCAGTCCCGCATCCTCGCCAACGATCTCCCGGTCAATGTTTGCAATGGCAAAGGGGTGCTTGCTGTTGAAGAAGCTGAGATTACACTTGCGTACCTTCTTTCCCGTCTCCCGGGCGAACTTCTGGGCAATGAACTCCTCCAGCCAGGTGCCAACCTCCGTGGCCAGATTCCCGGAAAACCCAGGCACACGCCCCGTCTTTTCCGCCCACAGGGAATATGGGGAGACGTAGGAATTCAGGCCCACCACCGCCGCCGCATCACTCCCGCCGATGCACTGGCGCCGAAGGGCAAGCCACTCCTCGTGGTTGGCGGTCTTTACTTTGGTAATCATCGGACCACCTCTTTCACTGGAAGCAATCGGAGCACTTATCGGCATCCACTGATTGCACACAGATGTCACAGCCAATAACTCCATACCCGCTCACGGTATACACCGTTTCGCATACTCCGCCACAGATCGGGCAGTGAGGGAGAGCGGGTTCCCTCCCATCCGGGTAGCCAGTGCGCTGCATATTGCAGATCACGGGATGGTCTGGAACTCTATACATCGCCATCACCCTTTCTTCTCACTCCGCTCCCTCCGGCCTGGACAGGTCATCCCCGGCCATATACCGCTCAAACCGGCGGCGGGGGATGATGTACGCCCATTGGCCCCCATCCCTGGAGGGCGGCATTGCAAACCCCAGCGGGCAGCTGATCCCGTGCATAGCACAGTACCTCAGCCGTGCGGTCAGCTCGTCAGCCCCTCGCCCGATACGCCTTGCGGCCTCTACCACGGGCACAACTTCCTTTGTGCACTGTGTTGCTCCCATCACCAGGTCCCCCCTTCACGCCCCGGGTGCGGCAATACCCTTGTCCATCACAGCCAGGATGCCCCGCCGGGTCAGAATCTCATGGATGAGCAGCCGCCCCTTCTGTGTCCACTGGGTCTGCATCTTGGTGTCAGGACGACCATCGGCATGGGTGAAATGGATGGTCTTTGAACTGGTGAGCCCCTTCCCCATGTGCTTGCGGTACAAGATCCACTGGCCGTTGACATTGCGCTGGACGCCCTCATCATGGAGGATCTGGTTGAGCCTCCGGGCGCTGATGTCATAGTCTGCGGCAATCTGCGTGATCGCCAGGGCGCCCTTGCTCTCCAGGATGGTGTCCACATACTGCCGGATGGGCTCAAAGTCGGCCAGCTGCTGCTTCTGCCGCTCGTTCTCGGCTGCCAGGGCCAGCCGTTGCTCCTCGGCTGCGGCCAGAGCCCGAAGAGCGGACGGGTAATCATGGGGAATCGCATAACCGCCAGTCTTTCGGATAGAGGGCAGCACCTCGCCCGTCACCCAGCGGCGGAACTTCTTGGCCCCGGGCAGCTTGCTGGACAACACCAGGGAGTACAGGCCGGATTCATTGATGATGGTCATGCCTCTGGGAGTTTCAAAACTGTCGTTTTGGCAGTTTTGCTTATCTTCATCGTCAACGTGCTTTTTCAGAGCGCCGAAGGTATCGCTGTACCCCAGCGCCTGGGCCACATCTTTGCCCACCAGCCACGGCTCGCCGTCCACCTCAACGGTGCGAATCTGCCCGAACTCCGGGCTCTGGAAAATCATCAGGTCATTCATAGTTACACTCCTTTTCTTTTAAATAGCCGAATGCTTGTTGAGCCGGACAGTGAGGAATGCGGTATCTTCGCACTCCATTCTGTCCGGCTCAATCATGCCCTCCTTTATTGGCCCCTTGTCTTTCGGAGCAATCGGTTACCATTTTCATTCCTTCCGCTACACCAAGTAACCTTTGCTTTTTGCTCTCAGGCAGTCCAATAAAAATCTGGACGATATCGTCGGCGATATTTTTTTCCTTTTCGCTCATTTGCTCACCTCCCGTGATTAGTTTTTTATTTCGTGAATCCAGGCTACGGCAAAAACCTCGCTCACAATCTGACTCACGTTTATTTTCTCAACACCGGCGGCCGGTCTGAATTTCACTGCTTGTGCAATATTCTGCTCAAACTCCATCATCAGTCCTCTCTTTTCATCGAGATACGTCTTGTACTCTTCGTCCGTATCAAAGTCAAAACAGTCCCAGTCATTGACGATTGCTTTGTACCAAGACTTTAAGGCGGCGGGATTCAGCCGGACGATTGCCGTTTCTACGATGTAGACTTTCCCACTCCCGGAAGGCTGATCGATGAAAGAGCCGGAAGTAATAACCTGTACTGCAAAATTGTCGTTCATTTTCAGCTCCTTTCGGTCGGTGGGCCGAGGCGCTGCCCCGGCCCACTCTCTCAGGCTCGCACGGCCTTGGTGATGCGTTCCAGCAAGCCGTTGCAGTACTCCACGTTTGTTTTGGCGTTGCGATGGTCTCTCACGGCGTCCTGGAACTCCTTAGATGCAGGGTTGTCGGCCAGGTCAATGATTCTCTCGGCAGCCTCGTTGAGCTCCGCACGGTAAGTGCTGATGTGATCGGAGACGAGCTGCTGGCAGTCACACAGGTCGTCATCAGATAGGACCTTTTCCTGGAGGGCGGTCTCTCTGACGGAGGAATCCTCCTTCTCCTTCTTGATGGCCAGCCTCAGGTCCCGTTTGTCGAGCTCCAGCATCTTGATCTTGTCTCTCAGCTTTGCGTTCTCGACCACCACCGCCTCTACCCGCTGCTTCATGGAGCAGGCGAAGTCGTTCTCGATGTTCTCCTCTGCAATCTCAAAGCACCCATCAAATGCGGTGGCAATGTAGCTGTCAGGCCCCAAGCCATCCACGATCTTGCGGATCTGCTCCAGCGCCTTGCGCTCCTGTTCTTTGGTACTCATGGTGTTTCCATCCTTTCACTCGTCCCAGTGCTTCACCAGGTAGCCGATGACCACCAGGCAAAACAAGATTTCTGCTACATCTACGACAATTCCCATACTTGACAATGGCCCGGATAAAAGTTATCCTTCAAGGGAGGGGCCGAAGCCCCTTCCCTACTCGGTCAGTTTGCTGATTAAATCAATCAGAGACTGAACCAGGTTTAGGATTGCGGTAACAAGGACGATGATTTGAAGGGTCTTGTCCTTGTTGCCGTTTTTCTTTTTCCGGGCCATTGTGTTCACCCCCTTTGTTGTTCTGTGACCATTATAGGTCATGTAAAAACAAATGTCAATAGTCTTTTTGTTATTCTGTGACGTTTTCTTATTGACGTATTGTGTTGGAGGTGCTAATATAAAAAACAGAGAGGAGGTGAGTGAATGGATGAACGTATAAAAGAACTCCGCAAGGCATTGGGACTTACACAACAAGAGTTTTCAGACAAAATAGGTGTAAAAAGAAATACCATCGCTCAATACGAAAGTGGTCGGAACTCGCCTATTGATGCCGTTATTTCTCTAATCTGCCGTGAGTTCAACGTCAACGAGGAATGGCTCCGCACCGGTGAGGGAGAGATGTTCAAGCCCAAGAGCCGAAATGAGGAGCTGTTCGAGTTTGTCACCAATGCCATTGGAGAACCAACGGGAATCCAAGCACAACTGCTGACTGTTATGGCACAATTATCCGTCGAACAGTGGGAATTGCTGGATGATATGGCACACAAATTGGCCAGAGAGGTAGAAAAAGAAAAAGCCGACCCATAAAGGGCCGGCCTCATCTGGAAGGGATTCACTTGATGATTGCTTGAATCATTCTGTATATCAATTCAAGCTGTCGATGATTTGCGGACTTGAGCATGGTTTGAATCCGTTCCATCAGTTCACTTGATACCATTGGTGCATCCCTTCCTTTCTGTACCTATGATAGTACACTTGTTCTATTATAGAAAGTTGGGAATTGGCACAAAGATCATGACGTTTTTTCTATATCAAATCTCTGATGTTGTCCACCTTATTGGACTTTGTATGTGGTATCACAAATAATGTTGGGATACAAACAGAATGAGAAAGGACGATGTAACATGAAAAAAACGCTTGCCTTCATCCTCGCATTGATGTTAGCGTTTGCTCTTGCTGGCTGCGGTGGGGAAACAGGAAATACCCCGTCTGCATCCCCAACTGAGAGCAGCCAAGCGGAACCCACCCCCAGCCCGGAGGCGCCCGAGGTTACTCCAGAGCCTGAGCAGGATGCAACCCCGTTTGAGAAATTCAGCGACGGTCTGGACAAATTGGGCTACAAGTATGAGTCCACGGTCATGGGCGCAGAGTTGGTTGGTGCAAAATCCGGGCAGAAATACACCTTCGATTTCGGCAAAATCGAAATCTACCAGTTTGAGGACGGCTCTGAGGCTCTGGAGAAGGCTGTCAGCGATGGCGGTGTCACTCTGGAGGGGTTTGGTGTGTTCCCGTGCGAGTTCAATGGAAACCTGGCTGCCATTGTAGAGCTTTCAGAAAATGAGGAGGCAATTCTTAACCTGTTCAACAGCCTGTGAGATCGCCAAATCACAAAAAAAACGCCCCCAGTGTTACCAGCACTGAGGGCGAAGGGTGTCGCAGGTGTTACCAGCACCAGCGACGAATACGCAAACTACCAATCCATTACCACATGTCAAGGCATTTTTGCGCCCTTTTATTGTACCACACCTCCAGGGCGCAGGCAATAAGGAGGAATTAAATATGGCAAAATCTCATGCTTCCCCTGGAGATGGCAGCCTGAAGCTGCGCAAGGATGGACGGTGGGAATACCGTGTTGTGGTCGGCCTGGACGCCGATCTGAAGCCCATTCGGAAGAGCTTCTACAGCCGGGATAAGAGCGGAGCGGGAGCCAAGAAGCAGTACCGGGAATGGCTGGCCAACAAAGAGACACCTATTGAGCAGGTAAAGACTGTGAAGCAGTGGGCGGAATGCTGGCTTGTGACCTACAAAAAGGACCAGGTGGCCTACCGCTCATACTGCAACTATCAGCTGTATGTCAACAAGCATATCATCCCGGCCCTGGGCGCCCTCAAGCTGTCCGATGTTCGCCCGGCCCACATCGTCAAGTTGTATCAGGAAAAGGCCCATCTCTCGGCCTCGGCAAAGAGACACATTTCCATTTCCCTCAATGGCATCTTCGAGACGGCCATAGACAACCACCTGTGCGCTCACAATCCATGCAAAAAAGCAAAGCCCCCTAAATCGCCCAGAAAGGCTCCTCAGGCGTGGACGGCGGAAAGGGTAGGTCAGATATTGGCCTTTGCCTCCACGCATCCCTACGGGCCGATTATCGAGGCTCTGCTGTACACAGGGCTGCGAGAAGGAGAACTGTGTGCACTCCAATGGGATGACGTACACCTGGAGGAGGGGTATCTTGAGATCACCAAGACCGTGGCAGAGGTTGCCCCCGGCCCCGATGATCCAGCCACCACGACAGTGGGCGGCAAGGTGAAGCAGCACCACGTCTATGGCATCAAGCCATGCCCCAAAAGCGGACGGGATCGCATCGTGGCCCTGACACAGAAAGGCGCCGAGGTGTTCCGACGTGCGCCAAGAACCGGAGTGTTTGTCTTTGGCTACCGCCCAAAGCCCAGGAAAGACCAGCCGAAGGTGGCTGTCATCGGCAATACCTTCTTCACCCCCGGGCAGTTCCGCTGGAGGTACAATCAGTTCTTCAAGGACCTGGACAACCATCTGCGGGCAGAGTGGGCCACCAAGGACACCGAGGAAGCCTATGAGCCGTTCCCTATGCTCTCCCCTCACAAGTGCCGGCACACCTATGCCACTCACCTGCTAGCCGGGTGCGGCAACATGAGGGCTGTCCAGGAGCAGCTTGGCCATGCAGACATCTCCACCACAGAAATTTACACCCAGGTAGACATGGAAAACAGAAAGACCAACGTGGAAAAGCTCAGCTATTAAAAACCTGACCCCAGCATTGACCCCAACAAGACAGGGGAACACAGGGTCACACAGGGTTTTCAACATTCCGGCCAGGAAAAGCGAAAACCTCGAAACCATTGCACCGCAACAGTTCCGGGGTTTTTCAGCTTGGCAGCGGATGAAGGATTCGAACCCTCACAAACAGAGTCAGAGTCTGGTGTGCTACCATTACACTAATCCGCTATATTTGGTTGTTTTTCTGTGTCGCTCGCCTGAGCCTTTGTTAGTATAACAGGTTTCCCGAGAAAGTCAACCCCCTTTTTCATTTTCTTTCAAAAAAAATTTGTGCCCCCCAAATTCGGGGGGCACGCAACACTCATTAGGCATAAAAAGCGTGGGCACCAATGGTGGCCACATAGGCACGATTCCGGGAGGCGTAGCTGTTCAGGCCAGCCCGGTTGAAGAACAGAGCGTTATCCAGCACCACCGCTCCGTCCAGCACCAGTTTTGCAGCTACCTGACTATCCCAGTTGGGATCTCGGTAGATGGACCCGCTGGCAGCGGGGCTAAACTGGTTGGTTTGGAAAATAACCCCCTTCACGGTGTTGGGGAACTTGTAGCTGGCCACACGGTTCATCACCACGTTGCCCACTGCAATCTTACCCGCCAGGGGTTGGTTGCCGCTCTCTGCATAGATGATGCGGGAGAGCCAGTAGTAATCATCGGTATTGTAGTACACGCTGCCGGGGGTGATATAGGCCTGGCCCTGCTGGGTATACAGGCGAATGTACCCGGTCTCTTCATCCCAAACCTGGTTCAGATTCAGGATCTTGGCCATGGTGCTCACGGGAATGGCCAGTTCGCCATTCAGGTTTACCACACCGTTGGGCAGGTAGAGATAGCGGTCGTTGGCCACCACATAACTGGCGCCGTCGTACACACTCATCTCCAGGGTCTCAGTCCCGGTGGAGGCGGAGACGGAAATACCACCCTCCACCTGGCTCACCACAGCCTGAGGCTGGGCCTGGGCCAGGAAGTCCTCCACGCTGACGTAGCACTCTCCCTGATGCATCTGACGGTCCACATCCAGAAGCGCAACGCTGTCCAGATACAGGCCAATGCCCTGGGGGTGCTGAATATTCTCTGCGGCCTGCCGTGCGGCAGTTGCCTCTGCAGAGACGACTTGCAGCAGCTCATCCACGCCACCGACCTGTTCCACAACAGACTCGGTAACTTGGGGCTGGACTGCTTGGGTGGGCTGGATCAATGTGCAAGCCATGAGTGTTGCCAGCATCAAGCTGGTCATTTTCACTTTCAT